GCTGGATCTCCTTCAACACTGACTTCTCCACCTCGGGGGTCGAGCACTGGATCTGGTCCGCCATCTCCAGGATCTTCCGGTAGGTGCCCATCTGCTGGCGGTTCTTGGCCAGGCTGAAGCCCTTCTGGCCGTCTTGCCACAGCACCTTCTTCTCCCCTTCCTCGACCACGCCGATGTGGTGGCCGATGGGAATCAGGTTGCCGTTCATGTCGCGGATGCCCAGCGACTTGAACGCCTGGTTCAAGGGGGAGACGTTGAACAGGTTGTCGTCCGTCTCGATGACGATGCTCGGACTCCACTTCCATTCGTTGTCCCGCTTGGAAGGCAGGAAACTCTGGATGCCGCGGATGTTGTTGACAGGGGACTCGCCGATGGGCTGGTAGAGGAGGATAAGGTCAGCCTCGCAGAACTCCTTGACCCGCTTCTCCGGGGGCACGTTGGCGTCGTTCTTGTCGATGAGACACTCGACCGGCAACCCCAAGTGGGCCGCGGTGTCCAGCGTCACCCAGCAGCGGTAGTAGAACGACGCCGACCCATTGGGCGGGATCAAGCTATAGATGCGAAGCGGCTTCATGCGTCCTCCCTGACGATGTCCGAAGCGAGCGGCACTTCCACCTCCACCGGTTCCCAGCCCTCTGACGTCTCCGGAGCCCCCTCGTAGGCGAGCCCCATGTCGGCGAGATTCATGATCTTCGGTGTTCCCTGCTTCGGCTGTTCCCCACCCTGCCAGCGGCGGTCATAGGTGCAGTAATGCTTGTTCCGGTCCAGGAAGGCATAGAACTTGTTCTTGTCCTTCATGAAGTCCGGCTCGAACAACCTCGTCACCGCGCCGAACATGGGGATGTTGACGAACGAGGCCACCCGCCGGAACTCCTGCCCCTTGTGCATCGTGCCGTCATCAGCCTTACGCAACTCAGCGATGGCCTCGAACCGAGGTCCGTAGATGGTCGGGTGCTTGTCCATGAAGTCATCGACGTCGCCGAAAGCGGCATCCATCATCGTCTCGTTCTTGCCGATGAAGAAGCTCATGGCTAGTCGGTCCCCGTGTTGGGCGCACCCTTGAAGATCGTCCCCTCACCCTGAGCGGGGTCGAACTTCAAGTCCTTGATGTCCTGCTGACACATGTCCGTCGAGTACGCCCCTTCGGCATCATTGGGGCCAGCGGTCGTGCCGCCGGTGGGCATGAAGTCCGGGGTCGCCTGCTCGCGGTGCGTCTTCACATCGAAGTGCTCCGAGTTGAAGACCACCGTGCTCGGCACCGGACCAGAGGTCTGAGTCTTGAGAAGCGGCTGCGGAGATCCAGAAGTCGGCATCGGGAAGATGGCGTCCTCACGATTGCCACTGGTACCGCCCTTGAAGACGATGGTCATCACTCACCTCCCATGCCAGCGAACGGGTTGGCGTTGGTGGTACGGCCGACACCCGCCTTGTTGTGGTTCGGCTGCGCGAACGGCACCGCAGCGGGATTCGGGAACGGCGTGTTCGGGGTCGGGTTCTGCGCCGGAGGCTCCGTCGCCTTGCCCGTCATGCCACGAACCGGCAGTTCCTTCCCCACACCCCGAGACACCGTCTCTCTGGACGTGTCGGGGTGCGAGAACTGTGTCGGAGCGAAGATGTCCTGTGCGCCCACATGCGGCGGGTCCTGCGGCGGCGGCACCGGCTGCGTGCCGTTCACCCAGCCTTCAGGGTAACCGCCCGGCTGCTCCGGGTAGACCGGAGTCGTCTGCGTGATGTTGTGGGGGAACGGGTCCACGTCGATCTTGCTCAGGTCCACCTCGGGACGCCCGGCGCGCGCTGGGATCTTCGTCGGATCCCACCCGCGCGTCTTGCTCGCTGCGATCAAACCTCTGGACTGATTGCCTGCCATGCTCACCTCCAAGTAGGTGGCCCCGTACTGGCAGCCACCCACATGTTCGCTTCGTTACTAGCCGTTGGTCACGCCCGTGATCGCAGCCCACGAACTAGGATGGTCCAATTGAAGCGTGGCATCCATGAGCACAATTCCTCTCGTATGGTCGCCGCCCTTACCCATCGGCTTGTGCTGCGGGGGACGGAAGAACGCCACCTTGGCCATCGCTCGATCCCCGATGAAGTACGCACCGGATGCCGAGTTGGTCGAGATGGGGATGAACCGGTCCGTGATCACCGCGTAGAGCTGGTTGAACGGCGTCTCGAACACGTCGATGTTCGCCACCAACCTCTGGTCCGTCGCCGCGATGTTGCGGACGTTGCCCGAACCCGAGGAGATGGTGGCGTTGACGAACTGACGCTTCGAGGCGGGAGCGAACCACAGCGAATCCGGCTCCGCGCCGTTCTGGAACAGCGTCTGCGACAGCGACACGATGTCCGCCGTGGTCACGCCTGCCGACGCCGATCCGCTGATGGTGATGCCGAAGCCACGGAAACCGAACGACAACGGTGCCTGCGCTGCAGCACCCGTGTTGGTCGCCGTCGCTCCGGTCGAGAACATCAGCGACTCGAAGTTGCGGGCGAGCACCTTGAACTCCTTCATGATCTGGTGCTCGTACATGTCCCGGATGCCGGCCGGGTTGGCGTCACGCTCGCGGTCTGAGACCACGACGTCGCGCCGGAGGATGCTGCACACGTTCCAAAGACGGGTCGGTGCAGTCAGCGCGGCACCGGTACCCGCGGCGTTGAAGTCGTCGCCTTCCAGCACGCCTGCCGTCGAGGTCGCCACCAGGGTATCGACCGTCCACGAGTGGACGACGTCCGTGCAGCGAGTCTTGGGAGCGCTGGAGAAGAACGGGGTCTGGAACGAATCGAGGATGGTGACGAGGTCCGTCAGATCCTCATGGTGGATACCGCCAAGGGTGGCCTGGCCGAAGAAGCCAGCCACCTGAGTGGTGATTGCACCACCAGGAAGCGCCATGGGTCACTCCTTTGACCGGCGAGCCCCTATCGCTGCAGGAACTCGTCCGAGATGACACTCTTCAGGCGCGCTTTGGCGTAGGCTTGAGCATCCTGCGGAGTCCCTGTCTTCTGGAAACGCTCGAAGGCTTGCTGGACTGCCGCATCCTGCCCCGGCTCTCGCCGTCCGTCGCCCAACCGGAATGTCGGGATGCCAGCGTCGGCACGGCCGGGGAAGGAAGCCTCTGGCTCGCCCCCCAGCGTCTTCCGACGTGACTCCGTGAACTTCAGGAACGCATATTCCATCGCCTGAACCGGGGTGACCTCGAACATCTTCGGGTACGAGGCTGACAACTCCGGGTCAGTGTTGATGAACTGCGCCACGTCGGTCTCGAACTGGACGTAATCGGGGTGACTGGCAACGAGTTGCCCGCGAGCCTGGAGCCCATTGGAGATGGGCCGGAATGCTTCCGCGAACTCCGCCCTCACCACCTCGCGGAGCGCGTCCACCGGGACGCCGAACTCCGTCAAGCGGTCTTCAGGGCGAGCCGAACGACGGTCCGGAACGGATTGACGAGGGGTCCCCTCGAGCCCGTTCTGGAGCATCTGCGACAGGAGCAGGTCTTTCTTCTGGTTCTCATCGAAAAGACGCTTGCCCTCGGCGTCACTGGCCCGCTTCGCAGCCACCAAGGCCTCGACCGTGGGGTAGCCCATCAGGTCGGGGTTCAACGGCTGCTGCGGAGTCGGCTGTTCGTTTGGCTCTGGCATCGTTGCCTTTCCCTAGGCCCCTAGGGGTTCGCCCCGGGACTCCCTGCTACGCCCTGCCGGTCGAGTTCGTCGAGACGGCGATTGTGTTCGTCCACCGAGACTTCGTTCGCCCAGATGGCGATCATCCACTCGGCTTCGCGGATCATCGCCCTCAAGACGTCATCGTCGGTGTCGAACGGTTGCCCCGCCATGACCTTCGCGCGTTCAGCCCGGGTCAGGCATAGGGCCTTGATTGCACTCCGGCCTCGGTTCTCGAGCGCCGGCCGGATCACATCATTCCATCCCGGGCTCATCAGGACAAGTTTAACCTTGTCCAGCTGCTCCCCGGTCAGTGGCATGTCACGAGAGACCCGGCATCGGTGCCGCGTTCCCCGTCTGCATCAACGCCCCCAGCGTCTGGGGCGACAACTGCTCCAGAGGACTTGAGACGGCATTGGCCACCCCCATCGGCGACTGGCCGGTCTCCTGCGCCATCTGGTTCACCATGGGGACTTGCGAGACCAGCAACTCGTTGACGTTCTTGAAGTCGAACAGTTCGAACGCCTGCCTCGCAAAGTTCGCCCAGTTCACAAGTTGCATCATCGCAGGATTGGCCGACATCATCTGCAGCAGGGACACCAGATTCTGCTGGCGGACCGTCTTGCCCATCATCTGGCTCGCTCCCACGGCTCGAGCCCGGTAGTCGGGCACCAGGTCCTCGTAGTCGATGGTCGCCTGCTCCGGTTCGTAGGGCAGGCCCGTCGTCGGATTCGTGGTAGCCAGACTCCCCAGGATGCGGATCTCGTGCGGGAACTGGAGGTACTTCCGGTCCAGCTTCCTGAAAGCGTTGGCCAAGGGCTCAATGAACCCTTCCTCGGCGAGACGGGTCTCCATGGCGAGACGGGTCAAGGCGTTCTCCTGCCGCCCCAAGAACCCCCGGGCAGTCTCTCGACCCGGACCCGCCACACCACCCAGAAGCGCCTCGGTCTCACCGGTCCCCAACTGCATGAACTGGAACAACTGGGCGACTTCCGTATAGGCGGCCTGCAGTCCCCGCATATCCGGGGACAAGGCCCTGATGGTGGTCTCGTCCGCTGCCCCATCCACCAGCAGGATGCGTCCAGCCCTTGAGAACAGGTGCTGGGTGTTGATGTTCACCCCGGAGTTCGCCACCCACATCGGGTCGATCAGCAGGTCCAGAGCGTCCAGTTTCTGGTTCGCCAGCCGGTTCGCCGTCTGCTGGGGGCCGAAGGCCACTTCCGTCTTCGCCACCCCATCGAAGCTGTAGGGGTCGGGCATCGGGGCGTAAGAGGCGAACGGAAGCTCCGAGCCGAAAGGGCTCTCCCGGTTCTTCAGGACCACCCGCTGGTTGCCGATGGCGATGCAACGGAACCGCACCCCGTCCTGAGCGAACTCCTTGGGGACCAAGCCGTGCATCTCCCATATCTCCACGGGCTTGGCGAATCGCTCGGAAGCTCTGGCCTGGTAGTCGTACTCGTTCCGGTAGGTCACCCGGCGTCTCGCGTACTCCTGCGCCAGCGTCGTGGACATCGGTGACTGCTTGAGCTGCTGGACCGCCCCGGCGTCAAAGTAGGGGTAGTCCGAGTTGGCGTCTTCGATGAGGTCGTCAAGGTCGGCGTAGTAACGGTGGATGACCCACGCCATGTCCTTGATCTTGGTCCGCGCCGGCTGGGGCCAGAAATCGAGCCTGTCCACCGGCTCCCAGTCGGGACCGTCGAACACCGTCGCCATCCGCTCCCGGACCACCGGGACCTCGAGCCCCGGAGCCACCATCTCCCGGTTCCGGGTGCGTTCCATCCGCTTGATCTGCTTCCAGCCGTAGCGGGCGACTGCGGTCCCGGAGATGTCCCCCTGAAGGAAGAAGTCGGCAGCCTTGACCACCGAGTCGCAGTCCTTCATCTGCGCGGACACCAAGACCTCGTTCTTCCGCGCCCTCGCCACGTCTTCCGGGGCATAGCCCTCGAACCCAACGATGGGCCAGGTGCCGAAGGAGGTCTGCACCTTCCTCGCCACGTCGGACTGGATCATGGCGAAAGTGAAGGGAATGTTGACGTTATTCCGGAACTGGGCGAGCCGTCCCTGCCACACCCCCCGGTAGGCGTCGTACCAGCGCTGGAGCCTCGAATAGACCCCCTCGTAGTAGCGGTGGGACGCCTGCCGCCTCGCATCCACCAGCTCCATGATGCGAGCGTTGGACATGCGCGCAGCGACATCAGGCCCCGGAGGAGTCGACTTCGGTGTCGGAAAGCTCACCATTCCTTGGGTTCTCCAGACGGAGTGAGGCTAGGGGGTCGCTACGCCAGCGTCAACAGGTTTGAGCCAGCGGTCCCGCCACTCAGGCCACGACTTACGCAGCCCTAGCTCGGAGTCGTTCAACTGGTTCTCGCCCAAGTTGGACCAGATGATCTTTGGCATGTTGTCGGCGATGGGGTCGTGGACCCGGATAGCCGGGACCTTCAAGAGCCCTGCCAAGGCCACCGCACTAGAGCCGACCCCAATGAAGGCCCGGGAGTCGGCGATCAGGTCGGCGAGCTTCAGGAAGTCGCCATCGTCCACGAACTCATGCCAGCCGGGGTATGTACGCTTCCCGATTTCACGGTCCCGATCATTCCCGACGAACACCACGTCATCAAACAGGTCTGCAATCTCGTCCCTGATTCCAGCAAGGAACTTCCAGAAGGCCGGAGTCTGTCGGTTATGGGGGCAAACTGATTGGCCATGAAGTACAAGTCGATTCTGCTTCTCTCCGGTGCCTGCCTTGATGCTGGGGGTTGAAGAGAACAGTTCCTGAGAGACATTGATCGGGACTTTCGCATTGGCCAGTGTCTCCAGTGAAATCTGTCGCTGCGGGAACATCCGGAGTCCCAGATGGAAGATGGTGTTGCCCTCGAACGCTGAAGTTGGGAGATCGAAGTGGAATGGTTGCCCACCACAGTTCCAATGCTCGACGCCGGGAATCAACTTGACCTTGGCGACATGGGGCTGGGCCTCGAACAGAGGCACCAAGGGCTTGCAGGTCTTCTCGTCCATCCACAACTCGAAGTCACCGACCTGCTTCCCATACCAGAACGCCACCGGCCACTCGAGTAGAGAATCACCCAGCTTACCCGGCATCGTGAAGACTGTGCTCACGGTTCCCTCCGAACGTAGATGTTGTCATACTCATGTCTGCTAACGACGTCGTAGCCCGGGATCTGGATGACTTCCTCGGTCCATTCCTCGAGCACAATGACTTTTGGTTTCCAGCGCTCCACCGTGAACCCTGCCATCACTTGTCGCTCCCAGTTCTCAACGTCCACCGTGAGGTAGTCCAGTTTTGGGAACCCGGCTTCATCCAGAACTCTGTCCAGACGCCTCACCCTGACCTGGAACAAGTCTGCTCCGTCAGCATGGCCCTCTGGCATCAAGGCAGAAGAAGATGCGTGGTTATTGCCCTTGACCGACTTGAACGTGGCCAGCTCAGCGTCTTCCGCTGAGCAAGCCACTTCTCTCCACAGCCTACGGTTCTTGCGACCAGCTTCAGCCAAGAGCGGGTTCGGCTCAACACACAAG